GGACGAACGAGGCGCGGGCTAACCAAGTGCTGCGGTTTGTGGCGGATTACATTGCGATGAGGGAGCGGCTGTGATGGACATAAAGGACTACACAAGCTCACGCGTGTTCGTTGGCGTGCGTGAGCTAGACGAGCGGCAATCTGCACGACATTCGCAGCGGCGGCGCGCGGCGATGGCAAGAATGGACGCCGCCAAAATGATAGAAGCGGCCAAGTCACCGAACGGCGGATGGACGAAAGAGACGCTTGCAGGTTGGGGGGTTCCTTGGCCGCCGCCAAAGGGGTGGAAGCGCGACCTGATAGAGCGGCTAAAGAAAGGGGCTTGACTTGCGCCGCGCTCTCCTATAAGCGATCCAACTATCAGTTACACTTGCGCCCAGCGCATAGAGCCTCGGTTAACGCCGGGGCTTTTTATTTCCGGTCTGCACGTTTCCGGCCACGGTCCTGGATGCGGCGGGCCTCTGCTGACAGCTTGCGCTTTTCGGCTTTGATCTCGGCAAGGCGGGCTTGCTCGTCGGGGGTGAGGTGGGGAAGCCAGTCGTTCATTGCTATTTCCTTGTAACGCCGCCCGGAAATAACCGGGAAGGGGTGAGTATCTGGAAGTCACCCCGACTATGCGACCGGCCCCAGCGGCTCGGCCTTGCCCCGGCGCTAACTGGTTAAGCGGTGTGCAGCGACCAAGCCATGAGGCTAGTGGTCAGGTTCTTGGTGTTCTTGCCGCGACGGTGGCGCTTGTTGCCTTCAGCAGCGTGAAGGGCTGCGATCTGGGCGTAAGCGGCGTGATATTCGGGGCGAGCTGTAAAAGCGCGCTTGCCATACTTTGCCATGCCTTCAGCAATCCAGTTCTGGGCTTCGGTGTAGCTGGTGAAGGTCGGGGTCATTTGCTTGTCTCCGTCTTGATGTCCACCTTATAAAGCGGAATGTCCGCACTGACAAGCGGAAAATGCACATTCGCTAAATTATTTTTAGACCACGCTGCGCCCTCCCTCGCAGCCGGTCCCGTCCACACCCCACCCTTCGCAATGAGCAGGCGCTGGAACCGAAGCGCATACGGGCTGGCGCGCGTGTGGACGGGTAACTTAACGGAGCAGTATATGGCATACGACAAGGACGCCATTCTCTCCAAGGTCTTCGACGCAATGTGCGAAGGCAAGACTGTAGAACAGATTTGCGCCAGCAATCCAGACTTTCCCGTTGAGCGGACAATCTATCGCTGGTTGGTCGATGATGAGAAATGTCAGGAATACGTGCGCGCGAAGGCTGTCCGCGCCGAACTTCTGGCTAACAAGGTCATTGCCACGGCGGAAGACGAAGACCTTAAGCCTGACGACAAGCGGGTTCGGATTGACGCTTACAAATGGGCCGCTGGCAAGCTGTCCGGCAAATACAGCGACAAGGTGAAACATGTTGGCGGAGACGACGGAGACAATCCAATCGCCTTCACCGGCTTCGACATCGGCTTCGTCTAGGAAGCGCCTGAACGTCCCGGCGGTATTCAAGCCGCTGTGGCAGCCCAAGCGTTACAAGGGCGCACACGGTGGGCGCGGGTCGGGCAAGTCTCATGCTTTCGCCGAGCTGCTAGTGGTCAAGGCCACGACAACACCGGGCTTTCGCGCTGCTTGCGTCCGTGAAGTCCAGAAGAGCCTGAAGAACTCGGTCAAGCTGCTGGTTGAAGACAAGATCAAGTCGCTCGGTGTTGCGCACCTGTTCACTATTCTAGAGGCCGAGATCAAAACGCCCGGTGGCGGCGTGATTATGTTCCAGGGGATGCAGAACCACACGGCGGACAGCATCAAGTCGCTAGAGGGTTTTGACGTTGCCTGGGTTGAGGAAGCGCAGAGCCTTTCGCAGCGCAGCCTAGACCTGCTTCGCCCGACCATTCGTAAGCCCGGCTCTGAACTGTGGTTCAGTTGGAACCCTGCCAAGCCGACCGACCCGGTTGACGTATTACTAAGGGGCGAGAACCCGCCGCAAGACAGCGTTGTTATCGAGGTCAACTGGAACGATAACCCGTTCCTGCCTGCCGAGCTAAGGGCCGACCTTGAGGACGACAGGCGGCGCGATCCCGATAAGTTCCTGCACGTATGGGAAGGCCATTACAGCCTGAACAGCGAAGCGCGGGTGTTTCGCAACTGGAAGATTGAGGCATTCGATCCGCCTGCCGATGCGGTTCACAGGTTCGGGGCGGACTGGGGCTTTGCGGTTGACCCGACTGTGTTGGTCCGCTGCCATGTTGAAGGCCGTAAGCTGTTCGTTGATGCTGAGGCTTGGCAAGTCGGTTGCGAGATCGACAAGACCCCGGCGCTGTTTGATACGATCCCCGGCAGCCGCAAGTGGCTAATCCGGGCCGATAGCGCCCGACCCGAGACAGTCAGCTACATGAAGCGGCAAGGCTTCAGGATAACGCAGGCGGTCAAAGGCCCCGGCTCGATTGAGGACGGGATCGAGTTTCTAAGGTCATTCGACATTATCGTGCACCCCCGCTGCAAGAAGGTGGCGGAAGAACTGACGCTTTACGCTTACAAGGTTGACGACCACACAGGCGATATTCTCCCGGTGCTGGAAGACAAGAACAATCACACGATTGATGCGCTGCGCTACGCTTTAGAAGAGCTGCGCCGCACCGGATACAAGCCACGGCAACAGCAAAAAGGCCCGCCGCGTGATCGGTGGGATCGGGCATTCAAGGGTAAGGAGGAAGGCGCGTCATGGAAGACGGCTTAACTCGCGTCCCCGTTCCCGGCGGCTCTGGCCGCATCAAGACTGGCCCGATGGCGTTTGAAGGCGATTGGCCCGGTTTCTTTTTCCGTGGCGATGAACTGCCGCTGTCCGTTTTGCACTATGCGGCAAAGGCTTTGCGCGGCGGTCCTGACGACTTCATTGCCCGCGAGCTTGATAGGCTTTCTGAAGAAATGAAGGCGTGCATTGTTAAGCAGGATTGGCCGCGCTGATGGATGATAACGCCGTAACCCTTGAGCAGCTCGTTCGCGAGTTTGAGGCTGCCGAGGATGCAACCGTTGACGCGCGCCGCAATGCGGAACGCTGCCAGGACTACTTTGACGACAAGCAGCTAACCGCCGAAGAAGAGGCTGCACTCAAGAAGCGTGGCCAGCCTGCCGTTGTATTCAACGAGGTAAAGCCCAAGGTCAAAACCATGCTGGGCCTGGAAAAGCAGACCCGCAAAGACCCCAAGGCATTCCCGCGCAATCCGCAGGACGAAGACGCAGCAAGGGCTGCAACCGACGCGATCCGCTTTGTCTGCGATGATAGCAATTGGGATGATGTCCGCTCGAAGGCTGCAAAGAACATTGCCATTCAAGGAACGGGCATTGCGTTCATCGGGGTAAAGCAGACCCGCAGCGGCTTCGATCCGGACATTCGCCGCATCGCATGGGATCGCTTCTACTACGATCCGCACAGCAGTGAGGACGACTTCGAGGATGCCAAGTTTAAGGGCATTGTCGTCTGGATGGACCTTGACGACGCCATCGCGGCTTACCCCGAGGGCAAGGACGCGCTGACCGATACCTGGCGGCAGGCGCAAGGCTCCGAGACTTACGACGACAAGCCCAAGTGGAATATGTGGGCGGATCACAAGCGCCGCCGCGTCCGGGTGTGCGAACATTACTACCGCGACGCTGAAGGCTGGAAGTATTGCATTTTCACCAAGGCGGGCTTTGTAGTCGAGCCGCAGCCTTCGCCTTACCTTGGCGAAGACGACCAGCCCGAATGCCCGATCAAGGCAATCTCGCTTTACGTTGACCGCGATAACAACCGCTACGGCGAAGTCCAGGCGATGATCTCGCCGCAGGATGAAATCAACAAGCGCCGGTCCAAGTCGCTGCACACGGTAAGCACCCGGCAGGTTCGCGTATCGCCTAACGTGGCGCAGAACCCGGACGAAGTGCGCAAGGAGCTTTCCCGCCCTGACGGTGTGTTTATCGGTGAGCAGGGCGATGTAGAAATTCTGCAAACGTCCGATATGCTGATGGGCAATCTCAACCTGATGGTTGACGCCCGCGACCATATCCACCGCACCGGCGTGAACAGCGCAATGGCGGGCAAGGACACTGGCGGGCAGTCGGGCAAGGCCATTGCGTTGCAGCAGATGGGCGGCATGACCGAAGCCGCTGACTATCTGGACGCAATCCGCCGCTTGTCGCTGATGGTTTACCGTTCGGTGTGGTGCCGCATTCGCCAATTCTGGAAAGAAGAGCGCTGGATTCGCGTTACCGATAACGAAATGAACGCCCGCTTTGTCGGGCTTAACCGGCCTGTGACCATGCTGGAAGCCGCCGCCAAGCAGATGGGCGTGACCGAAGAAACCATGCCGCAGATGATGCAGGCGGCACAGCAGGGCGACCCGCAGGCGGCACAGATGCTTGCACAGCTTCAGGCGCTGAAGGCCGATCCGCGCTCACAGATGCCAGTCGCCTATGAAAACAGCGTAACCGAGCTGGACGTTGACATTGTGGTTGACGAAGGCGTTGACACCCCGACGATCCAGGCGGAGCAGTTTGACGTTGTGGCAAAGATGCTGCCCGGTGCGCCGCCGAACCTTCAGCCGATCCTGTGGGAAGCCTTGCTTGCCAACTCGGCCTTCAAGGACAAGGAAAAGGCGCTGGAAGCCCTACGCCAGCCGCCTGACCCTGCCATGATGCAGCAGCAGGAACTGGCGATGGCCGGTGCTCAGGCGCAGGTTGAGGAAACGCAGAGCAAGACGGTCCTTAACTACGCCAAGGCCGAAGAGACGCAGGCCAGCGCTGCCTTGAACGCGATGCAGGCCGGGATGCAATCGGTCAATGCCCCAGCCTGACGCGCTAACTACGGTCGAAAGCTGGCCGCGCTTTTACGAGGCTGAGATTATTGAGGACGGGAAGGCATTAGCAATCCTAGTCCGCGAGTTTGACGGCTCGTTTAGCGCCATTCGCATTGCGATTGAGCAGGTGGCAGATTGATGGACCGCGAAACGATGCTGGCCGACATTTGGGCGCTGATGCAGGGCCGAATGAGCGAGGCCGACCGTGCCGCTATTTGGGCGCGCTACGGTGACGATATCAAGGCCAGGATTGCCACGAAAGCCGAGGCCAATGGCTGGCGGCGCGATGGCAAGGGCTGGGTCAAGTGAAGCTTACCGGATACCGCGCGTTTCTCTTGGGGACCGCGCAAGACCGACTGCCCGTAAGGGGCATTTGGTTCACAGTTCAACGTCGTGACGACGTAGAAGCCGCCGCTAAAGCTTCTGGCAACCGCAACTCTTACGATAACCCCGAACAACGTTCCGGGCGCTAACCTCTAGTTCGGTGCCGCAAACGCATCGCGCCAGCCAATACGCTGTGTCTTCAGTCGCGCGGGTGAATTTGAGGAATGTCAGCGCGTTAACCGTTTGGCCGGTTCTGTCTTTGTGAGTGGGCTTGCGATTGAAGTTGTCGCGGTTCCTGCTTTGTTCAACGGGTGTTGCCCACCGACAATTGTCGGGAGAGTAGCCCTTAGTGTTGTCGATACGATCAAGCGAAGTTCCTGCGGGACGCTCGCCCATGTCAGCATAGAAATTCAAGAATGATTCCTGCCACCGTTCGCAGACGCCAATGCCGCGCTCTGCGTAACGGTGATAGTTGTGCCTCTTAGCGTTCCGGCATCTTTCAAGCATGCTGGTCCAAGAGCGATAGCCGGGAATTAAAGTCATCTTTGCCATACTGCAAACTTACACCAGTAAGTCGGCGGTTGCAAGGTTTTGTAGTATAAGACTGCAATAGGGCCGCCACCGAAATGGGCGTATCAAAGGGGCCGCCTCCCTTGAAGGGCGTATGTGAGAGCAATGGAACAGACACCGCTTGAGGACTTCTTTAACGACGATCCCGAAACTGCCGAAGTAGCCGAAACCCCCCAGGTAGAGGACACCGGCCCACCCCGTGACGAACACGGGCGATTTGCACCCAAGGAAACGGGCGATACTGCACCGGAAGCCGAACAGGCCCCGGAAGCAGAGGTGCCGCCGACCAACCAAGGACTGCCGCCTGAGACGTTCAAGGGGCTGAAAGAGGAACGGGAGAAGCGCCAGAGGCTAGAGCAGGAACTGGAAGCTCTTAAACAGCAAATTCAGGCCGCACAGCAACCCAAGGAACCACCTGCACCACCCCCTTCAATCTGGGAAGATGAGCAGGCTTACGGCGGACATATCGTTTCCACCGCTGTCCAGCAGGCAAATATGAATGCCGTGCTGAATATGTCGGAAATGCTCAACCGCCGCGAGAAGCAGGACTTCGACGACATGAAGGGCAAGTTCCTTCAGATGGCCGAACTTAACCCTGCCTTGGCACAACAGGCCCTTAGTGACCCCGATCCGTGGGGCAAGGCTTACCAGATCGCCAAGAACGCAGCGACGATGGAAGAGCTTGGGGCGACTGATCTTGAAACGCTGAAGGCCAAACTGCGCGAGGAACTGATGGCAGAACAGCAGGCAATCGCGCCCGCCCCTGCAATCGGCCTCCCGCCGTCACTCTCAACCGCCCGCAATGTCGGCTCCCGCTCTGGTCCAGCTTGGACCGGGCCGAAGTCAATCAACGAGTTGCTGGGCTAATCAGATCGCCACGCTGTGAAGCGTTGCATCCCAACAAGCGGCTTAGTCCGCAGCAGATGGACTTTTAGAAATGGCAGATACGACTCCCGCCACCGGTTTGGTGGTCCAGCAGTGGGAAGACAAGTTCTTCCAGGAATACCTCCATGACGGTGGCTTCAAGCCGCTGATGGGGACCACCGAAAGCTCGGTTATCCAGGTCAAGGAAGACTTGACCAAGAAGGCCGGTGACTCGATCACCATCGCCCTCGTCAACCGGCTAAACAACGCCGCTGTTACCGGCACTTCGACGCTGGAAGGCAACGAAGAAGACATGGCCTCGCGCTCCATGCGCATCTATGTCGACAAGCGCCGTAACGCTGTCCGCATCGCTGAAATGAGCGAAGTTAAGTCGGCTATCGACCTGCGTAACGCTGCCCGCGCTACCCTGCTTGATTGGTCGATGGAAGACACCCGCGACCTCATTATTGAGGCCCTGGGTTCGCTTAACGGCACCAAGTTCGTGGATCGCACCGCTGCGATTGGCGACGCTTGGCTCGTGGACAACAGCGACCGTGTGGTCTTTGGTGCGGCTGCTGCCGGGTTTACCGACCTGTCGGCTGACCTTGCGCTGCTCGACACCACCGCCGACCTGTTCAACGCTACGGCGCTGGACGCGATGGTGCTGAAGGCCAAGACCTGCAACCCGAAGATCCGCCCGATGCGCGACCCCGGCAACGGCAAGCGCTATTACGTGGCCTTCGCCAACCCGCATGCTTTCAAGAACCTGCGCGACAGCCTGGACACCGAAGTTCTGGCCTCGACCGTTGTTCAGATGGAAGCCTCGAAGCTGTTCGAAGGCGGCGACATTTTCTGGAACGGCGTGATCGTCAAGGAAACCGACAACCTGCCGATCTATGAAAACCTCGGCAACGGCGGCACCACCGAAGTCACCCCGGTTTACCTGTGCGGCGCTCAGGCGCTTGCCATCGCTTACGCCAAGCGCTGGCGCACTGTGACCGAGAACTTCGACTACGAAGACAAGAAGGGCGTTGCCATCGAGGGCATCTACGGCGTCCGGAAGATCATCTTCGGGTCGGGTGCGGGTGACACGGACGACACCAAGGATCACGGCGTTGTCACGGGCTACTTCGCCACCACCGGCACGGCCACCATCGCGGCTGCTGTTGCGGCTGAGAACTAAGAACTTGGGGGGCGGGTTTCGGCTTGTCCCCCTTGCTTTTGAAAGGGCCGTGAAATGGCAACCCTGACTAACTTGACCAATAACCGGGCGGCTTCGACCTTCCCGGCCTACAGCGGCGGCGGCGCTGGGCAGCTTTGCGTTGCCTATGGCTCGTATGACTTCGCTGTAAACCCGACCATCGCTGATGTGGTGGAATTTTGCCGTCTGCCGAAGGGCGCGGTTGTGCTTGGCGGTCATCTTCGCATTGAAGACATTGACACCAACGCTTCCGAAACCTTCGATATGGACATCGGCACCGCTGCCGACCCGGACGCCTTTGGCAACTTCGGCCCGCGTTCTGGCGATGCTGTGACTGACTACCTGCCGGAAGGTGGCACTCTGCTGCCGCTGCACGGCACCCTGAAGGACGGCCCGGTTTCGATCACCGCTGAGACGGTTGTGATCGGCACCATTGTTGCTGCTTGCGCGACCTTCGCTGCTGGCACCGCAACGCTCGTTGTCCACTACGTTACCCCGTAAACGGAGCGCGGTCATGCTGTATCGCTTTATCGGCACTTATACGCATGGCCGCACTTCCATCACACTTAGCGGTGTGACGTTTGAAGGCCGCGAGCCTTCGGAGTGCGATTGCCCCCGCATCGCAAACCATCAGGAATTTGAAGCGGTCGAGCCGGTTGCCGAGCAGGTGACTGACGCTCCCGCAAAGCCCAAGCGCGGGCGTCCCCGGAAGGCTGTTTAAGCATGGCGGAATGGTCAAAGCGCAAGCGGCGCTTGCTGTATTACACGGCGGCGCGCGGCGGCTATCGCCCTGCGTCCGTGCTTACCCCGTCCGCCACTTGGAACGGCACGGCAGGCACCGGCTACAGCGTTGCCCCGTCCGATCCTGTCCGCACTACCGCCAAGCCGATGCTGCGGG